TTTCTAGCACATCTATCAAACTCTTTGTTGTTTAGTGTGCTATTGAATATACCTTGAAGACATTGATGAGCAGGCACATAGATTGTATTGTCTTTTTGCTTTGCTGCATAATCTTTGTCATCATAATCCTCATCTAGATGCTCACCAGTATCGCTTGCAAAAAGGAATGCTTCAAAAGAAATCTTTGCTTTTCTGCAAAAGAATGCTAGAGATAATAGTTGCTTGTATGTGTCAAGGATACACTCATGCATTGACCCAGACCAATCAAGAATGAAAATCAAACCATGACTCTTACCATCTTTTGTGCGAGTAACTTTTCTGAAGATATCATCATTGTATTTGTAAGAAAATAGTTTCTTAGTATCCAATACTCCTGTCCTTGAAACTGAAGCACGTGCATATGATGTTGCTGCTTTCTTCATTTCAAACTCTTTGTTTAGATATGATACTTCACGACCAATTTGTTTCTTGAATGCATTGTAATCTGCGTCAACCCAAGTCCAATCGATTGGAGTGTAGTATTCATAGTTTTTGTCAGTGAATCTTTCTGCATTCCACCACTCTTCACATTTATCTGCAACCCACTCAGGTGATGTCATGTGAGATTTTGAATCTAACTCAGGCATCTCAATGTATTTTGGTGCTTGATAGTCACTGTTTAGTGTTGTATCAATTAGATTTTCTTCTAGAGATACATCAGTTTTAGCATATAAGTTGCCACCTTCATAACCACCCATAGGAGTTGGTGCTTCATCTTCCTCAGACTCTTTGTTTTCGTCACCTTCTGTCTGGTCAGCGTCACCTTGAGACTTTGGTTTTCCTTCTACTTCTACTTCTTCACCGTCACCTTGAGCAGACTCAGGAGAATCAGGAGTCATACCTACGTTTGAATTACCTTCTTCTGGTGATTGCATTTCTTCTTTCTCTTGCTCTCTCTTTTCATAGTTGTATATGTCTATTGCACACTGTATTGCTTCGGCAAATGTTTCTGCAACTCCTACAGCGTCTCTGAGAGGTATCTCTGCATCAGAAAATGGTAGCATGAAGTGAGTGCCAATCTTGTAGTGTAGATTGATTCTATCGATAAGGTGTAGTTGAGTTACATCTTCATGTTTTACAGAGAAGAAGTCTTCCTCATGTAATTCTTTGTAACCTTTAAAGAAATCTTTGTTAACACCTGGGAATTTACGCTTCATCAACTTCTCAATACGAGCATCTTCTGTCACATTAAGGAATGACTTGGGGACATCTTTCAAAACTTCTGTCCAGTCATCATTAGGAGTAAACAATGCGTGTCCTACCTCATGCTCAACAAGCATGTCATATACATGGTCAGATACATTCCAGATAGGAAGAGTTAAGATTCTCTTGTCTGTGTCGAATGATGCTGTCTGACAAACTTTGTGCTCTACTGTGAGGTTTTCTGTTGCTAGTAGTCTAGCGAGGTTACCTTTGACTTCTTGTGTTGACATCTGTGCTCCGTTGTATACACATATTATAATAGGAAACCCTCCGCTTGGGAGGGTTAAGTAGACACTTTAATAACTGTCCACGACGTTTCCTTGCTTGACGCAATGCCTGTGGTTTTAGGTGTCGTTTCTTTTCTTTCTTAGAATGGTGTTGCCAGTTAGGAGTCGTCATCGGTCACTACCTTTGAAAAATCATTTACCTTCTCAAAACGTAAGGTGGTGTCAAATTTATCTAATAATATGTCACCTTTATGTGAAATTACAAAGAAGTTTGTCTTTGAATCTAATCCTCTAAGAATTTTAAATAATTCTTCTGTTGATGCGCTGTCTAATGATGAGTCAAATACCTCATCTAGTATCAACAAGTTGGTAGCAGCAGAGTTTTTCATTTTTGCTATGTCTCTCCATGTAAATAGGAGGGACAAATCTATTTTCTGCTTCTCACCTTCAGAGAATGATGCATAAGAAAACTCATCACGGAAACGAGACTTGATAATCTCATTAAACTCTTCGTCAAGTGTGAAATTGACAAAGAAATCCATGCTTTGTAGGTATTTATTTATTCTTTGATTGATTATTGGGATAAACTTTGCTATTATTCTACTCTTAATACCACCGTCTCGCAACAAAGAAGAGACAGTTTTTAAATTGTCTGCTTCATGGTTAACTTTTGCACAATCTTTAGCAGTTTTCTTATGATTTTTGACAAAATCTGATAGTTTTGTCTTTTCTTTCTTCACATCAGGTGCTTCTGCCTCAGTATCTGTCAATATTTTCTTTGATTTTATAAGAAGACTCTCGGTTTCTCTCTGATGACCAAGAATTTCTGTCTGTACTGTGGTAATTTTGTCACAAGTCTCTTTCTGTTGCTTAATTGTCTGAAAACAATCGTTAATTTTGACAGTAATATCATCTAAACCACTTGTCATCTTCTCTACTTTACCTTCTGCAGTTTCTACATTCCTTTTTTTAAGTTTTGCAGGCAATTTTTGTGTGCAAGTAGGACATTCATCGTTATTTTGATAGAATGCTACCTCTTTCTGTGCACGTTTTAGATTACTTTTAATCTTTGCACGCATATCTCTCAACTCTTCATGCATCTTTTGATTCTCAGGCATAGAATTTACCTTCAAACCATACTCTTCTATCAATAATTTCTTAGAATCTACCTCTCGTGCTAACTCTTCTATCCTCTTTTCATTCTCATCAAACTGGTCATGCAATCTCTTCATATAATCATCATTCATTTTCTCCATATTATCAATAGTATTCTTCTGCATAGCAACTTGTTGCTCTGCTATCTGCATTAGATGCTCACATTCCTTTTGATTGTCCTTAATATCTTTTACTCTGTCCTTGAGTAATAGATTCATGCGTGAGAAGATTTGTATGTCAAGGAGGTCTTCGATAACTTCTCTTCTATTAGGAGCAGTGAGTTGCATAAATGGCACGAAAGTGCTACTGCCCAGAATAACAACCTGAGTAAAAGACTTGAAGTTAAACTTGAGGATGCTTTTCTCAAGATATGCTTGGTAATCTTTGTTTGCTGCATCTTGGTCAAGCAGCTGACCGTTACGATATATCTCAAAGACATTTGGTTTGATACCTCGTATAATTTTATACTTGACACTACCAATATAAAACTTTATCTCAACTAAACATTCTCTTTCGTTAATGCTATTGATAAGTTGTCTTCTAATAATTTTTCTAAATGGTTTATTAAACAGGACGAAACACAATGCATCAAGCAAAGTGGACTTGCCTGCACCATTAGACCCTAGAATTAAATGTGAGGGTGCATCATCAATCTTGACTTCAGTAAAAGAGTTACCTGTTGACAGGAAATTCTTCCACTTAATCTCTTCAAAAACAATCATTAATTATGTGGGTCGTAATAACGAATTAAAAATGCGGTTGCTGCAACTAACACAACAATTACTATAAGTGCAATCATTTAGGTGGGGGTGGGATGACTATGTCATCAGGTGTGATGACGGAAAATTTATATCCATAATTTTTACAACTCATTTTGACGTCGTCTTCTTCCATAAATCTAACGTCTAGTTTGCGTGGATAATCACTGTCCTTCAACATCTCATAATAACGTACTGCATCGTCTTTGTCAACGAAAATCTGGACAACTCTTTCGATGGTTTTATCGTCACGCACAGCGTACACTCCACCAGTTTTGCAATCTGTTAATACAAACATTATACTTCTTGTGCCTCCAAGTATAAAGATTTTAAAATACCAAATATTTCATGTCCATTATCAAATTCAGATACACAACTCTCTAATATGGTAAGTGTATCCTCTACTTCTACATCAATATCTTCGTCTAGGTCATAACTCATGTCCTCAATAATCTTGAGGTCTGCGAGGTCTGCTTTATGTAAACGTCTAACAGTTTGGTCAAATGCAAGTTGGTCTGACTTATCTTCAACGACAAGTTTTACATATGTGCCTTTGACACTTTCTATTTCCTCGTCAGTAATACCTACTCCATCCTTATAAAACAACTTACTAAAAGTATTATATGGATTTTTAACGAATTCTAATGTAGCATCAGTAGTATTTAGAATGTGAAACCCTCTTTCATGACCGTAATCATTCCAGTATAATTGGTAGGGGTTACCCAAGTATACAATTCGGTCTCTTCTACTACGCATATGGTAGTGACCACTGCAAGTTAGTTTAAATTTCTTAAAGATGTCTGGATTATCGCCATGTGTCATAGTATATCCAGGTACAGGAGAGAAACCATTCAACTCTAGATGACCCATACAGTATGTTGCTTTAGATTTATTAATCATGTCTAGAGTTTCATCTCTATTCTCATCACATATCCATGGCACTAGCATCATTTTCTTACCACCGATAGTCATTTCTGTAGGGGTGCTGACTACGTTGATGTTTTGATACTGTGTAAGTAACAACTCTGGTGATGATACCTTTAATGTATTCTTATAATATATGTCGTGATTACCAACTAGACATGTCATACGAATACCCCTGTCTGCTACAGGTTTAAACCACATATCATGAGTATAATCAAGAGAGTTGAAGTTTACATATTTACGTCTGTCAAATGTGTCACCAAGATTTATTATCTCAGTGATACCATGCTTATCAATATAAGGTAAAACTATATTCTCATAGAATAATCTATATCTTTCCAGATAATATTGGTTGTCATTCCTGACACCAAAGTGTTGGTCTGTGATTAATAATACCTTACTCATATAAACTTGCGAGAGGATTTACTTTTGCTAGTCTTTCTTCTGCCATACTAACATACTCTTCATGTATTTCGCAACCGACAAATTTACGGTCTAAACTTTTAGCAGACACAGCAGTAGTGCCACTACCCATAAATGGGTCAAGGACTAAATCATGTTTATAAGAATAGTATTTGATAATTCTATCACTTAGAGCAGTAGGATACGGTGCAGGATGCTTTGACTTTGTATCAGGTGGAAACTTCCATACGTTTGTCCTTTCATATCCATCTTCTACTAATGATTGCTTTACTATATCATCAGAATATTGTTTTATAACTTTGTCTATTAAACCATCGATAGGTTTTTGGAATATGAATATAGTTTCAGTAACAATGTTAGGTTTATATGCTACAGGTTTCCGCATTTGAAAGAAGTTACCATTTCTATTAATAGATGCACCTTCTTGTTTCTCCCATACAATGTCATCAATATATTTCCAACCTAATCCTTTCATTATAGTAAAGAAATCAAATGTAATTGGTAGTCTTCTACTTTCATGTTTCCTAGATTCTCTAGGTTGTATCACAGGAGATAGATTTACACAACACATTCTTCCATTCTCAGTAACACGATACACTTCTTTGAATGTAACGTATAAGAAAGAAAGGTATTCCTCATAGGTTGGCCATGTAGAATACGATTTTGCATTATAATATGGAGGAGAGGTGCATGTTAGTTGCACACTCTCGTCACCGAGAATTTTCATTCGGTCTCGGCAGTCACCTGATAAAATTGTATTCATTAATTACGCATGTTTGTTTCGATTCTACTCTTAATACTATTCATATTAGAAGAATCGTCTTTTGTATCTGAATGGAAAACTTGCTCGTAACCATTCTTTTCGATAAGTTTATCTCTTATATCCATCTGCCTTTTTTCTTTAGCAATTCTGCGTAAGAATGCAAAGTAAACTATTTGTGTAAAATAGGCAAAGGGGTTTTTGGATTTTGTTGGGTCAAAGTTGTCGATATACTGCACACAGTTTTCTACACCGTCAGATACCATGTCTTCTTTAAACATATAGTTTATAAAGTTTGGTCGGTAAGATAGATGTGTTGCTATTTTTAAAAAACACTCACCAAGATAGTGAGGGATACGAGGTTTAGGTTTGTCAAGTAGACGAGCTTCCTCTATAGACTGACGATATTCAATTATCTTTGCCAGAAATAATTTGTTATCTACATAATGCTGTTTTCTTTTTGCGGGCATTTTACGCATACATTGTTGTATCGCTTCCCCATTATAGGTGACGACTGAATTTGTGTCAAGCTTGACAGGTTACGTTATATGATGTACACTAACCGTGTAGCGGTTCAGAAACAGATATTATAACTCTTTTTGATTCTTCCACTGGTCTTCAAGTCTCTTTCTCATTTCAGAGACCTTTCCAACGAGACCCATATTTTTATTTACATCTACTTGCCAATTTTTATCGTCGTCAATCCCTTGCTCTTTCCTCAACCATAGTTTATACATGGACTGAGCAGGAAAACTCATGGGCGCGACTGAAATTATATCTGCTTCTTGCAAAATAAAAAACTCTTCGTCACTCCACATCATCCACTTAACTAAACCGATAGCAAGACCTACCTCATCACCCCTCTTCATTGGTGCTTCCTTAGGAGTAGCAGGGTCTTGCACAAATATTAGTGTCTGACCATCTTGCTTAGTCGCAATCATCACACCCATAACTTCTTCGCCAGAAGAAAGTTTGGCAACTCCATGAAATTCGTGGTCGTGTCGGATGTAGTTAATCATTTTTTGAAAGATACCTTAGTGACTTCATAATCAAATTTCTCTTCGTCATATATTTTCATTCTTTCAATAAGATGACGGAAAGTGTAATTGTAAGATTGACCTTGTGAGCAATCATCAGCTATGTCATACAACATCGCTTGTGCTTTGTTGTCCCCCTTTCTCAAAACTCGTCCTATGGACTGTAAGTTTCTTACTCTAGATTTACTGGGTGATGCGAAAATAACATTATGTAGGTTACGGATATTTATACCTGTAGAAAACGTGCCATAAGATGCAAGTATGATAGCGTTGGTTCCTC